CCTTGGTATATTGGAGTAGTGGCACCACTAGCTATCCTATATCTGGATTGACCTCCAGAAAAGGGTGCTCCACTCATCTCACGAACAGGTCTACAACCGAAAGGGGCATCTTTATTTGCCATAATTATTTTCCTGTTAAATTAAATCACTTTTTTCCAAAAGTGACTTGAGTTTCCCTTTTGGCATCATATTTCACATAACGACTGTCCTTAGATGAATCATTAAACATGGTATTGTCTAGTGCTTCATTTGCCTTGCGTGTCTTATCTTCATAATAATCACGCCTTTCTTTGACAGTCTCTAGTGGAATTTTTGCTAAAAGTAGTCCCTCGTTGTGAACAACACCAGCAAGTCTACCTTTATCCTTATCCAATGTTGGAAGTTGCCATTCATCTGGCAATTCCGAACCTTGAACAAGCTCCCAGCCTTCTCGAAGCCTATAACTTATGTTATTGGCATCTTCTACACCGAGATACGACTCCCTTATCCAGCGGTATTCATAACCTTCTGGGGGTTCAGGAGTTTCTAGTTTTCTTACGGGTCGCCATGGTTTTCTACGAGTTTCTTTATCGTGAGTCTCGGATTCACGGCTGTGTCTAGCAGTATCTGTTTTTTCTTGATCCGTCATTATTTTGCCTCTCTTTGTGCTATTGCTTGTTTTTCTTTAGCAACTTGCTTTAACCAGTCATTTTCAGACATATTATAAGGTTTAAGCCCACGAAGACGCTCTACTTCAGATTTTGAAAATGTTACGCCATTCTTTTTGCCTTGTGTTTTTTGCCGACTTCCATAGGAAGTAGATGCGACTCTTTGCACAGGGGGTCTGCCATCTTTATTATCGGCTTTTTTTGAAGTACCCAATTCAGGGTATACTTTAAAAACTCTTGAGTCTAATTCATTGTAATAGTCATCTGAATCAGCCTCGAATCCTTCATTGATAAGATTAAAATGCGTGAAATAAGCATATTGAGTAGCTTCAGCATTTTTATTTATTGTCTGGTCGCCATACCAAGGATTTTCCTTAGCCCATTCCATAGCTTCACCAGTGGGTTCCACTGGCCTTTCATATTGGGGTGTTTGTTCTTGGTAAGGAACGTATTGTTCAGCACTTTGACCATTGTTTCTATTTTTCGCAATTCTTAATTTTTCTTTCTGAATGGATAAATCACTTTTGAGTGTGTCTGCTTTTGACATTAATTCAGCATCGCCAGAATCTACGGCTTTTTTGTATAATTCATTGGCCTGTTGTTCTTTGGATTCTATGGATTGTTCTTCTGCCAAAAGAACATTTTGTCCTAATTGTGAAGTCTGATTCCTCAGTGTATTTATTTGAACATCCTTTTGGACAGCTTGTTGTTCAAAATATTGAGCTCTTTCTTCTGCTTCTCTAGCTCGCTGATTTAACTTATTGACTCGCTTAGACACACCTTTGGTGTATTCATCTAATTCATCATCAGTAGAAACAGCATTATCTGTTTGGGTTTCATCTGTAGCACTGTCATTAGAAATGACTACTTCTACTTCTTCTTCTTCTATTGTTTCGACTTTACTTTCTTCCATTTTATAAACTCACTATATCATCTGGGTCAGAAATTGTAGCTATTACCTCATCATCATTGATTATTCTAACTTCTTCACCATCTTCCAATTTAAACCTAGCTCCAGCGTATCTTCCGATCAAAACCCATTCCTTTTCTTGACACCAAGGAGCACCATATTTATCACCACTATAACAAAGAGGACCGCATTTCACTACATAAGCAACCACTGTTGCTAAGTTTTCTTTATCTAAAGTCTCTTTTGTTAAGTGTATACCTCCTTTTGTTTTACCTTGTCCATGATAAGGCAAAACTAAGATTTTCCAGCCTGTTGGCTGTGGCATTCTCTCTAAAACAGAAGTTTCTAATTTTGTAGGATCTAAAACAACCTCTTCTGGTTCAACATAAGCTGATGCTAATTCTACCTTTGATTCACTCATTATCTGTCTTAAAGTAATTTTTTATAAAATCTTTCATATAGTATAATGCTTCCAACTGTCCTTGCAAATATTTATGGTGCTCCATATCTATCAAACCACCACTCATATAAGTTTCTTGGACTTGTTTTTCTTTTTTTTCTAATTCCTTTTGTAACTGTTCAGCTAAATCTATAGGGTCCATTTTATTTTTTTCCTTTATACCCAGAAGCGTAAATTGCCTTTCCTTGATTTTTAGCTTTAGCTTTTGATTTATAAGTCTTACCTGACTTACCCCACTTGTAACCGCCTTTAACTTTTCTAACTGGCATCAGAATCGTATATTATTTTTTCTTATTTTTGGAACCTGCTGGCCGACCCCTTTTTTTAACTGTCTTTTTAACTACTTTTTTAATAGTTGCAGTAGCTTTCTTAACTGGTTTTTCTTCTACTACTGGCTTTGGATTTGGAACCACGCCACCAGCTTCAATAATTGCCATCTTTTTAGCAATTCTTTTAAGATTTTCAGCATGGGCTTTAGCTTCAGCTTCTT